TCATGAATTATTAAAGATAAAAGACCACACTAAATTTGTAATTACTCAAAGCTGGTTTAATTATAACCCACCAGGTAGTTTTCATCATCGACACTGGCACGCCAATAGTTTATTTTCAGGGACATATTATCTTACAGATAATAACCCTAAGATATTTTTTGATAAACCCCAGGCTCTTGCGGGCGGAGTTGAATACGAATTTAAAGAAATAGATATGATGAACTGTAGTGACTTTAGCATAGAGCCTTTTCAGTATTGTGCTTTATTCTTTCCTTCTTATTTACCTCATTCTGTAGAACCTAATAAGTCTAAACAGGAACGAGTATCCCTATCCTTCAATACTTTTATGAGAGGCTCTCTTGGAACGGATTTTAGAAAGACTCATTTAGTAATATGAAACATAAAGCCATACAAACCTATATGTTTTTATCCGCAATAAAGGATTATAAAAAACATAATAAAAAAATACTTAAGTATATGGAAGAGATGAACGCCCCTGCCCGTCAAAATTCTGAGGAACTAATTAGTGCATCAGATTGGAAAGTATCTAAAAAAGCTAAAAGAAAATATTTAGATTATTTTTATAAATTAATTCCCCCTCATATGGATGCCATATGTAAAAAATTAAAACTAACTCAATGGAATACAACCAATGGTTGGTTTCAAAAATATGGACCAGGAGATTATCATAGCTGGCACGTACACCCAGAGAGTAATTGGGCTAATGTTTATTACATACAAGACGGAGGACCACAAACAGAAACTCAATTATACGATCCCATTCTTAATCAGACCTATGCTATTCCAATGGAAGAGGGACAAGTATTAACCTTCCCTGGAAATATTATTCATCAGTCTCCTCTTAACAGAGGGGTTAAAACTAAAATCGTTATTTCTTTTAACTCTAACTTTTGGAACTATGAAGTATAATAAAGTATCTCCCCCTAATTCTGGTTGGTTAGAAATACAACTCGAGGACAATGTCATCAAAGGTTTAAATGGTTATATCGCTACAGCGGAGAAAAAGAGATATAATAAAGAGTTAGCTGGTAACATCACTCGTTCCCATTTAATGCCGGATAAAGATGACTGGTTTTTTAACTCTACTCTAGGTCCAGCTATTGTAGAATATGAAAAAGCATTCTCTCCTCATACTGTTGTCCCTTCTATTTTAACTAAGAATCATAACTACATTTTAGAAAGATTATGGTGTAATTTTCAAAAACGATATGAGTTTAATCCAGTGCATGATCATAAAGGGGTTTTTTCCTTTGTGGTATTTATGAAGATACCTACAGACTTTAGAAAAGAGCACGAGCTTCCTTTTATAAAGGATTCTAATAATCGTTTAGCCTCGTCTTTTTCTTTTTATTATACGGATATTTTGGGACGTCTTAATCCTCATTATTATCATTTAGATAAGGAGGCAGAAGGAAGAATGTTATTCTTTCCTGCAGCTTTAAAACATACGGTATATCCTTTTTATACTTCTACTAAAGATAGAATTACTGTAGCTGGGAATATATCTTTAGATTCGGATCAGCCCCTTGATACCTAGACTAGAAGACTTTATATATAAAGAGAAACTGATACCGGAAGGTTTATGTGTAAGAATCATGAATGCATTTCCTGATTTTAAGTGGACTACCCATACCTGGTATAATACTGTCAGTGGAAATACTGGATCGCATGATTCCAAAGAATTAGAAGTGGTTCCTGCAGACAAAGAATTCCACGATCAGTTATCTCCTTTTGTTATTCAGGCTTTGAATGAATATGAAGCTAAGCTTAAACAAAAAATTATTCATAAAATAAATCCAATAAGATTTAATAGATATCCTACTGGCAGTATGATGAGGAGACACTTCGATCATATCCATGATATCTTTGATGGGGTAGACAAAGGCGTTCCTATTTTATCTATAGTGGGAGCTTTAAATGATAACTATGAAGGAGGAGAATTCTGTCTCGGCCCGCATACTTTCAAGATGGAGCAAGGAGATATTTTATTATTTCCTTCTTCTTTTGTGTATCCTCATCATGTTAATGAAATAAAAAAGGGCACACGTTGTACCTTTGTATCGTGGGCGTACTGATGAATCTTATAGATAACTTCCTTCCAGAAGATGAGTTTTCTGATCTTAAAAAGATTATGATGAGTACTACTTTTCCCTGGTATTATAATTCATTTAAGGTTAATAATGATGCCTTTGAGCAGTCTCAGTTAGGCTACTCTCAATTTACTCATATCTTCTATAAGGATGGGAAAGAGATGAGTTATTTAATTAAACTCTTACAACCCATCTTTGATAAATTAAATGTAAAAACATTAGTTAAGGTGAAGGCCAATTGCAATCCATATACTCCAGAGAAATTATCGTTTCCTTTTCATACGGATGTAAAAGAGCCTAAAGGAGTAACGACTAATATATTCTTTTTAAATACCACTAATGCTAAAACTGTTTTGAAAACAGGGGAAAATGTGGTAAACAAAGAGAACCGGATGTTAAGTTTTCCGGCGACAATAGAGCATTCAGGAACTACCTGCACCGATGCAAAAGCTCGGTTTTTAATCAATATAAACTACGTATAGACTATTCAAAAAATAGCTTATATAGTGCTAGACTATGTTACAAAAGCTCAAATTTATACCCGGCTTTAATAAACAAGCCACTGAATCCGGCGCTGAAGGCCAATGGACTGATGGAGATTTTGTTAGATTTAGATATGGATTACCTGAGAAAATAGGTGGATGGCAACAATTAACTAACCCCACTTATACATTCCCAGGAGCAGCTAGAACTCAACACGCATTTACAAGTTTAGCAGGTGAAAAGTATATAGCCATTGGAACTAATAAAGTCTTGTTCGTGTATTACGCGGACCAAGTATTTGATATTACTCCTTTAAAAGCAGCTTTAACTTCAGCCACCTTCACGGCTTCTTTAGGCAGTGCAACTGTGACTGTTAATAAAACTTCTCATGGTTTATCCGCTGGAGATTATATAACTTTCGAAGATGGAACGGTTACCGTTCCTACAGGTTCTGGATGGGCAACTACTGATTTTACTGATAATGGCTTTGAAATATCTGCCATTGCTACTAATACATTCGCTATTGAAATGCCAACGGTATCTGGTGGAACTACCACAGCGACCGGTTCAGCGAGTATTCTTCCCTACGAAACTATAGGACCTACTTTTCAAACTTATGGTTATGGTTGGGGTACCTATTTATGGGGTGATTCTACTTGGGGTACTGAACGTACAACAAGTGATGTGGTTCTGGATCCAGGCCTCTGGAGCCTAGACAACTATGGACAAGTATTAATTGCTACCATTCGTAATGGTAAAACTTTTACGTGGAACGCAGGGGCAGGTACACCTAGAGCTATTAGAGCTTCTACAGCTACAACAAGTTATTCAACGTCGGCTAATCCGACAGCCTCTATCATGACGGTAGTCTCTGACAGAGACAGACATTTATTTCATTTAGGAACTGAGACTACTATTGGAAGTACCCTTACTCAGGACCCTATGTTTGTAAGATTTTCTAATCAAGAAGATTTAAATACTTATTTACCCACAGCTACTAATACAGCGGGAACCTTCAGACTAGATTCTGGTAATACAATCAGAGCAGCAGTACCTGGTAAGGACTATGTTTTAATTTTAACAGATACAGCAGCCTATGTAACTCAATATGTAGGTCCACCCTACACATTTAGTCTTAGACAAGTTGGAACTAATTGTGGATGCATGGGACCCCATGCAGCTATCGCAGCCGATGGAGCAGTCTATTGGATGGGAGACGCAGGGGGATTTTATAGATATGATGGTACCGTTAAATCTGTTCCTTGTTTAGTAGAAGACTTTGTATTTGAAAGCACTGGAACTAATTTAGGAATCAATTATGATTCTAACTTAATAGTAGCTGCAAGTCATAATAGTTTGTTTACTGAGATAAATTGGTTCTATCCAAAATCTGGTTCTACACAAATTGATAGGTGCGTTACTTATAATTATGCAGAACAGATATGGACTACTTCCTCATTAGCTAGATCAAGTTATATTGATGCTACGGTTTTTAATCTTCCACATGCTACAGACTATGATTCTACAGCTATTCCTACGTATCCTATTTATGGAGTGACAGCTTTGGCTGGAGCCAGTATGTACTATGCTCAAGAAAAAGGTACCGATCAGATCAATACTTCAGGCACTACTTCTATTAATGCCTTCATTAGGTCTGGTGATTACGACATTACTTCTAAAAAAAGTATGATGGGAACACCCACAGGGGTCGTAGACTTTAGAGGAGATGGAGAGTACTTCATGTCTGTTAGTCGAATTATCCCTGATTTTAAATACTTATCTGGAAATGCTAAGATGACTTTATATGTAAGTTCTTACCCTGATGACACAGCTGTAAGTTCTTCATTAGGTCCCTTTACAGTTACCTCAACTACTGCTAAAGTAAATACTAGAGCCAGAGGAAGATTGGTTTCAATCAATATTGCTAACGATGCCGTAGGCGAAACTTGGCGATATGGAACATTAAGATTAGACGCACAAGCGGACGGAAGAAGATAATGCCATTTAAATCAGAAGATCAAAGAAGATATTTATGGGCCAACGAGCCAGAGATAGCTCGTGACTGGACCGATACTTACGGAAGTAGAATTCAAAATAATACAGGTGGAATTACTAGATTAGGTTTTGCTGATGTAGGTTCATACAATCTAGAACAATATAAAAAAGAGAGAAGTATAATTGATCAGTGGATGTACGAGAAACAGATGGAAGAGGACATGATAGAACAACTGCGTAAGAAAAACGTTAGAGAACAAAGACACAATGTTGCTAATGGTGGTAGTATACATCAATTTAATAATTATGCTTCTGAA